CTATTGTAATTTGTCAAGTGGGGAGCAAGTTTGGATTCCAGCCCCCCAAAGGAATATGAACGGTCAAACCGTGCAATCAACAGGGGTTGCCCCCCGTTAATTACTTGCGGCTCTTACGACCTTTACGTGCTTTACGCATAGTCTTCTCCAAAGTTGAAGGCAGCGACCTTTTGAGTAGGGAAGGAAGCCACACCCTTTTCCCTTTCGGGGAAACCGTTTAGCGACAAGACTTACGACCGCGCTTTGATTTTTGACCGTATGCGTTTTTCATACATTGTCCTTATGTTCGTTTGATTGCTCTCATCGAGCGCTGTGCTTGTACCGCAGGGTTAACTCTAACATCAACATTCTTGTACTGCAACTTGCCACCAGCGCCAGATTTCTCTGCGCGTCCTAGTTCACCCGTAGTCACACGGGGTTGGTCTGCTTTTGGAGTTAGTTGCTGTGAAGTTGCCATTACATTGCCTTCAAATCAGGTTTGCCTTTAGGGGGCGCTTCTTGCTGTTGAGGTTGACTAGCGGCTGCTTGCTCTTTCTTCTTCAACTTGTCTTTGAGCAATTGTTTCATTGGAGGCTCTAGCAAGTCAAGCAAGGATTCTGTGTCGATAGCTTTGGCTTTAAACAAATTAAATGCCAACTGGCGCAAATCTTCTGTGAAGATTGGCGAGTTAGAGTGGGCATCTACCTTGACCACATAGTCTTTGGTGAATTGTTCTGGGATAAATGGATGACCTTCTTCGTCTTTGAAGTGGGTCTTGTCATACGCTTGCATCAGTTTTAGGTATAGCGTAGCCACTTTTTCTAGCGAATCTTCCACAATCAGGGCGCGTTTCTTGGCTCTGCTAGACCCTAAACGGGCTAATTGGGATGCGTGACCAGAGGAACGAACACCAGATTCGCCCTTTCCTTGCAATACAGAAGAGATACCAGAGGCTTCTGAGAACATTGCGTCCACTTCATGTATCACCTCAAAGAGAGATGAAGGCATATCAGGGGCTAATCGTTCAGCCTTTGCATTAGGCATATCGCTTGCCAGTAGTCCACCAGCACGATTCAGAGCAAAGTTCTTCTCATCCAAGATGCCAGTAAAGCCTGTGAGGGCTGTTGGCGGGTTAACTTGCTTAGAGAGTAAGTCAAGAATCTCAGTCATGCGGTTATTGCGTAACTGTTGGAGGAATATTAAGCGTTGTACCTCGGACTGTCCCCAGTAATAGTCATACTGAGGGTTCGGGCATATTTGAACAAAGGGCAATTCACCCTTGAGGAACATAGATGCACCGGGTCTGTCGTAGATGAAGATGTCAGGGTCAGCCATCGTGACGCATTGATAGTCTTCAGTCTCGTCATTCCATACCCATAGCTCGTGCATCTTGACTGTCTCTTCAGCCACACGCGCTTTGTAGCGGTTCATGCCTGAGAGGTCTAGGTTGACTTGTCCATAGATAGTGGGGTTTGACTGCGACATGATGATGCGGTCAACGCCTTCGGGCAAGTCTTCAGTCTTGGTGTGTACGCTAGTGGTGATGCGCTTGACAATTGACTCGCGCTTTGGATGGGAATACAGCCGGTTGTAAAGCTCAGACTTGGTAATGTAGTAAGTTTGAACGAGGGCTTCTTGCCGGTCTGTATAGGGTGTGTCTTCTCTGAGTACACCAATACTGGCGGGTTCTACCATGTACGGGTGTATGCCGTTGTTGTAGACCAGTTTGATGAAGGTCGAGTTAAAGACAAGTGACCAAGTAAGTGCTGAACTAAACACTTGGTCTGCATTGGAGTTAAGCCACTCGTCATTGAGCGCAAGCGTCAGGCGAGGGACTTTAATTTGTTCTTGGTCTGGGACAGAAGCCCCGACATTGATTGAGAACCGAGTCGTTTCTGCTGAGTAGAGGAACGATGTTAGTTGGTCAATGTGGGGATAGATTTTGTTGAAGATGGTCGGAGACTCATCAGGACCAGAACCAAAGAGAAAGAAAGAACGCAGAGAGGCGTAATCACCTTTGCGCTCTTGCAAGGACACCATGCACTTTTCAATCAAGTCACGGTAGAACTGTTCTCTAAGAAGTTCGTTGGATGGTATCCGCATTATTTCTTCAGACTTAGGTTTTCATGGTCGGCAGTATAACTAGCCATCTTAGGTCCAGTCAAATTTCCCACATCTCTAGGCAAAATGGATACCGCTTCATCACGAACTGGTCTAACCGCATTGCCTTTGAGCAGATTGCCCATACTGTAACGGCTGTCTCCACCCCAGATAGCAGCGTCACCCGGTCTTGGCTCTCTTGGACGTTCTGCGGCAATCTTAGCTTCTTTCTCAAGCTGGCGCTTAGAAGTTTTGTTCTTACGAGTAAAGAACCCGGCTTGATTCTCGCCTTCGCGGGTGGACTTGACATCAGTCATATCAAACTCCATCGCGAGTTGTTTGATGTTTTTGTCGTTCTTCTTGGTCGTGTCCGAGATAAGCCCCGGAGCTTGCAAGAAGACAACATAGACATCTTCAGAGCAACTCTTCATTGGGCATTTAGCCTCAAAGCTCTCAAAGTATCCGTGTTTGTTGCATTTATAGTCTTTTAGCACAGCCATAGTTATCCCCTTTCAAGTGCTTCATCTAAGGTCTGACCTGAGTAATCACCGCGATTGCTCACCCCTACCTTAATCTTTATTTCCCCATTGACTAGGTGTAAACCCGTTGTACGGGCTAGTCGGGGCTTTGGTTCGCGTCTGTATTCAACGAACCGTGTCTTGTCTCTGTTTTGCATGACCGCTACTTCGCCTTTTAGCCATGATTGATAGCCTTTGTTGACCCGTATCTGGATGTACTCGGTCAGAGGGTGTGTGCGGAAAAAGAAGACATCAAGCAAATGTTCCTTGTTGACCCCACACAGCTCGGCAAAGAGCTTGACAGATATGCCTCTGTTTTGGTCTTTGATAAAGCGTTTAATCACTCTGAGGAGTTCACGCTTGGGTAAGACATTACTGACCATATACGCCAATCCTCTTGAGGTAGTCAGAAACATTGCGCCCAACAGCCACCTCTTCAGGGGTCTTGTCTTCAATGGCGCGCGAGACTGCACGGCTAATTCTCATAGCGGTCAAGCGAGGCTGGAGTTGCTCGGCATAGGCAGCAGCCGCCAGAGCAGAGGCGATGACTCTATCGTCCTTGTTGCGACCAGAGGCAGCGATACCTCCTCCCTCACGGGTAATGGTCTTCATCTCTTCTAGGGTGTCCATGTCGTAGACCGCCATCATTCCGCGCTCAAAGTAATCCTTCATGTAGGTCATCATGCGTTCTTTGGTCTGGGTAGTTGTTAGCCAGCCAATAGAGTTGGACATTCCACCCATCGTGTCGTTGCGTCTCCAGATGTAGTTGGACATTGAACCGTAGACATCCATCAGTTGCCGACCAATCTCGCCAGCCATAGCAGCCGCTTGGCGTTTCAAGTTCTTGAGTTCATTGATGACCGCTTGCCCTGGTCCATTGACTTCCAGGTTAAGCGTTGAGTTTTTGTATGCGCCAGCAAGGTGGGCAATCACCCAAGCAAACTGGTAGGTGTTGAGTTCAGATGTTGCAAAGGCAGCTACTTGCTCCATGCCGTCCGAGTAGCAACGATAGACTTGAATACAGAAGCGGTCAGCCCAGTCACTTGACCCATAAGCAGGGTCAGCACCAATGACGTAGTAGGCGGTGTCTACAGGCTCTTCCCAGACCTTTAGCGTAGCCAAGCGCTCAGTTGACTTGACTACTTGGGTATCTTGGAAGTTTGCGCCAAAGACATAGCGGTAGTTATCAAAGGAGAGCTTCTTAGAAATCTTGGCTGCATCTGTGCAACGTGCAATAGAGAAGAAGCTAGTGCCAGTCATCACAAAGGCATAGTCCTCAGTCGGTGGGAACTCTTGGTACATCAAGGATTCGTCTTTGATACCTTCGAGCATCTTCCAACGCCACCAAGCCATTTGTCTTGAGTTGACTTCAAAGTTGTAGAGCTTCTTGATGTCTCTAGTCCACTCTTTCTCTTCGGTGGTAAGTTTGCCGTCCCAATAGACTTTGTAGATGTCTGAGTCTGGGTCAGCAGAGTAGAACTCATTGCGCCACCATCCACAGAAAATTGCCTTCTGGGTTCTAGCCCGTTTAGCCGTGACATACATCTCATGGAACATATTGAAGCCACGGGCAGTAGATTCAAAAATGTAGAGTCTCTCAGGGTTAGTCTCAGCAAGAGAGGCTAGTAGGGAAGCCAGACCTTCCTCGTCACCCCAAGAAGATGTTTCTGTGCCGTGAAGAAATGTGATGCCTTTACCGCGTCCGAGAGAACCCTTGGCTCTAAGTCCCGCGACTTGGTAGAAGATGCGACTTCTGTTTTTGAGGGACAGAGAGTTTCTGTTGTGGGCAAGCATGGGGATTTTGTACTCTTTGGGGAGTCCATCCATGTATGCACCGAGAGTTCCTCTGAACATATCTCGGTTTTCTTCGGTGTCTGTAACAAGTGTGCCTCCAAGACCAGCGTTAGTGAAATGCCAATAAAGGTCAAGGGCTAGGCTTATTGTGGTAATCCCTAACTGTCTACCCTTCAAAATAACAAAGAAGTGAACCCCGTTAGCCAAGCCAGAGTTAATCTCTTCCATGACATAGGTCTGTGTTCCAAGGAGATGGTCCATGTTTCTAAGACCTTGCTCCTTAGTCTCAATTTTAAGTTGAGCGCAGAACTTGTAGAACTGCTGAAGGTTAAATTTCATTGGGTAACCCAAGGCAGTTTGCCGTTGTACTTCTCAAGCATGAGTTTGTTACCGTGTTCAAAGAACGCTTTGTTAGATGATGTCTCATTGCCACCAAGACGAAAACAGTTGGTGTGTTGACCAGAGGAAGCAAAGTTCGGATAGAACCGCTTGGCAGCGTCATAGAACACCCTATCTGGACCAAACCCTCTGTGGTTGTAGGCGTTGGCTAAGTTGCAATAAGCCGGTGTTCTCATGGCTATTGAGCCAGTAGGGGCAAACCCTACTCCTGTGTTGTATGAAGGGTGAAGTTCTCCAAGACATTCACACACATCGTCAAACAAGAAGTTGGCATCCCTGTCGTAGACCGACATCAGGCTATATGCCCAGTCTTTGCCATCATTGATGATGCTCATTAAAGTCTCGACATGGTTAGGCTTGAACCAATCATCGTCTGGCAACATGAACAACACATCCTCGTTGACCAGATATGGCGCAGCAGCAAAGAGTCTTCTGCCCTCTAGTCCAAGTCCTCCGATACGCCCGTCCCAATAAGACAAGGAGCGTTTGTCAGAGCAGTAGCGTTTACGCAAAACAAGGTAGTCGTTAAAAGACACGATAGCGTCTGTGACGATATGGTGCATGGCAACTGGGTAGGTTTGTGCCTCAATACTCTCAACGCACTTTTCTAGCTCCTCTCTTCCAGAGGTTACCGTCACTACTGCGGCTGTTAATGTCATTTGTATCCCCTAGTTCCCAATGAATGATGTCCCCGGCAGCCGACTTGTTCCTTGCAACATTAAGTAGCTCCTTCACAGTTATGGGCGAATACTGCGATTTCCACCTATCGACTAAAGCAATCTTGCTCTTCTTAGTCTTGCAAGCCAAGGCAGCCTTAATCTCCCCTTGAAGCCACCTTCTACTCTCCAATAACTGCTGTTCAATGGATAGGTTCGTATTGCTCAAGTTGCGCCCGTACCTTCTCCATCTCCTCTTGTGCCATCAGCATCAGACGAGCAGACTCAGTATGCACACGCATAAGCTCATGGAACAACTCAGCATGGCTCATGGCATACACACGCTCCATATAAGCCTTCTTCATGTCTTCCGCAGCCATAGGCATCATGGCGTTATGTCCATTCAAGAGACTCTCCATACCCTCACTCCTTCCTTCTCGCATCTAGCGATGAATTTACGTTCTAACTTCTTGCCAGTCCGGTAGTTGTTGTTACACACCACTTGTAACTTCCCACCGTCAACAAAGAAACTGTCCCCCACCTCCATCACCTTGTACGGGTATCTCCGCTTATCAGGTGGCACAGGCACATCTTTACTTACTTCCATGCTAATCATTTGCATCCCCCTATCCATGTTGGGCAGTATAGACAAAAAAAAGGGTCACCACAAGAGCGACCCTAAACCCATAAAAGGAAACTGACAACTGCTGGCTAACCAGCGACTCTCTACCCTATGGGGATAGCGTCTATCTGGTTCACCAACAAAGTTCAGCATACCAGAAAACACATATTTTTTTTGGTGGAGGAAGCGAATGGGGCACGCACCTCACAGCCCTCAAACCCAATCGATAACCAGCCGCGGTGGTGGCAGCCTGGCTGCAGCCGGCACAACCAAGTCCCATACCAGATACGGTGTAGCAGCCTGTTACCGGTGTTGTGTAGCTGGTAACGCATACAAAACCCCATAATCCCCAGCGCGTATAGAGTAGCTATCTCTCCTGGTTTCCCTATCTTTCCTACATTGTCATTATGTAGATAATTTATTATGTTAATACTATTCACTACCTATTATGATACTAATATATATATATAATAATATGTAGATATCATATTATGTAGATATCATATTATGTAGACATTATAGTTACTACATAACATAATTACTTTTATAACATAATAATATTCATAAATTATCTACATAATGTGCCTGTGGATAACTCTAATTTATCCACATTATCCACAGTATGCACCATTATAAAGATTATATGCACTAATATAGAGTATGATGATTATGTATTGCACTATGTTAGTGCTATGATTTTTTGTAAGTTGTTGATTTATAAGGGGTTCAATACTGGCACGGTTATAGCATACTAATATATTGTGGATAAAACACTTTCCACATTTCCTAACACTTATTAACAGGGGTTTATATGTTTTACGCTACTGGTTATCTAGCAAGCTTGGTCCTAATGTGCCTGGCTGTTTTTGCATTGTGTACCGGTGCTATTGATGCTGCAGCCTTTATAGCTTGCATTATCTATGGCACGGTTTCCGGCTGTTACTTTGTTTACCGTGATTACAAAGGGGAATAATCCATGCGTAATCCATACAAAAAGCTATTAGCTGCAGCCGGGCTGCAGTACCGTCCTATCCTGGGTGAATCGTCCACTAAAACCGTAAAGGGTGAATCTATCGGTTACTTAACCGGTATCGTTTACTTAGTGCCGGACGATAAATTGTGTGCCCATGCCAGGTTAGCCGGTTGCATGATACCGTGCCTTAAATCAGCCGGACGTGGTGCGTTTAATAGTGTCCAAGCTGCCAGGCAAGCTAAAACACAATTTTTCTATCAGCATCAAAATGCATTTATGCTATCAATGGCGGCTGATATTTGGACGCTGCAGCGGAAAGCTGCCAAGCTTGGTTTAAAGCCGCTGGTCCGTCCTAATGGGACAAGCGATATACCGTATGAGAATATCCCAGTAATTGACGATAAAAACATTTTTCAGCTATTCCCTGAAATAATGTTTTATGACTACACCAAGCATCCAAGCCGCAACCTAGCCGGTAAAACAGCCGGGAATTATGATTTAACTTATTCTTTTTCTGGTTTAACCCCTAAGAACGTCACTATCAAGGGTTTAACTAACCCTTCAAATAACCGGGTAGCTGTAGTATTTGCCAGGCAAAACGATATCCCCAGCACGTTTAGAACCTGGGACGTTATCGACGGGGATAACACCGATGTGCGGCACATAGAACCAAAAAACGTGGTTGTCGCACTATACGCAAAGGGCAAAGCCCGGCACGATAGCAGCGGGTTCACTCAAATTAAGGGGGTTCATTATGCTTAAGATTGTATTTAACCGGTTATTAGGCGGCTGGTTCATTGTCCGGGGTGAACATCAAACCCCTATCGGTGGACGTTTTGACAGCAAAGCTGCAGCCTTAAAACACTTAAATTCTAGGGGGTAATATGCTTAAGACAATGCGAGCTAAATACCGGGGGCGCTGCAGCATAACCGGGGCTGCTATAAACCCTGGGGATGATATCGTTTTTGATACGGTTTCCCGGAAAGCTTGGTTTAGTGAACCTGGGGATTGCCAGGTCCAAGCTGCAGCCGATATCTACTTAGCAGCCAGAACACGCACAAAACCCGGTTATATCTCGGACGTTTATTCTATCGGGGGACGCGAGTATTACCGGAATAAACAGGGATTGTGCATTGATGCACCCTGTTGTGGTTGTTGCACCGGGTAGCTTGATAGGGTAGCTTCTAGCCCGGCTGGTCCGGGTTACTGGCTGCAACTATTGCAGTATTTTCCTAATCTATCGGAGGGTAATTTATGCCAGCAAAAAACCGGACTTTAATGGTCCTAGCACGTCAACTAAAAAAAGACATTGGAACTCACGCCAAATACATCGGCACGGGTATTAGTGCGGACAAATACTATGAACTACAGCAGCGCTCCGATGACGCTGTAGCGCTCGCAAAGTACCTGATTCACCAATTAGAAAACCGGGCAGCAGCTTTGCATTTTGCTTATGCTGTAGGGATGCCAGGGTATTTTCATCAAGCTAAACAGCTATAACAGCCCCTAGAAGCCCCCTACGGGGCTTTTTTAGGACCGGTCCATATCAACCCATTGACTAAGGATAAAACCCCATGCAATCACGTTATATCTTCGACAAAGTAAACCAGGACATTACAGCAGCCATAGCCCGGCAAGTGGACCGCGATTCCCCCACGCGCCCCCACGCGCCTACGCATGATGACCTGGTTTGTGCTTTAATCTTTATTGTCTCAATAACCCTGTTAATCTTCTTGTGAGGTAACCAATGGCGAAACTAGACAAAGCCCCCAATAACTTTCGAGGTGTCCATTCTGTGGACATAGAAGCCCATGCTATTTGCAAGGCATGGCTAACCCCCACGTTAGAGCCAATTCCCCCCACGCGCTCCCCTACGCGCCCCACGCGCCTGTTACGCGAGGGCTTCGACTATGTGCCGGCTGCCAGGACCGACATCACCCAGACCTGGAGACGGTTCGGCTGGTCACCAAAGGAGAAGCCCCAATGTCCCTAGAGGAAGCCCACAACCTACTAGACCGTGTACGCGAGGGGCATAACGCCCCCGTGTATCTGATTACCATTGCCCTTATCTTGACCGGAGATTTGCCCCATGCGTGACCAAACTGATTGCCACTACCCCCATACGCGCCTATGCCTGAGAGATTGTGAGGACGGTTGCCGCGCTCGCAAGACTGTATGGCGCAAGAGAACCATACGCGAGATAGAAGACCAAGAAGCAGAGGACGAAGCCTTTAGGCGTATTCCAACAAAGCCCTACGAGTGCAAGCATTTGGGCATTTGTATGGATAGACCAGAGCATTGTCTTGATTGCCCGTCCAACAATGCCTGACATAGAAGTAATCCTCTTTGTTGTGTTTATTGGGCTTTGTATCTTTTTGGTACTTGTTGACAAGGACTAACCCATGAAGTTCTATGTCGGTATGCATATGCCTAGCAAGGCAGACAAGATAGACAGAGCGTTTATCTCGGTCAATGTTCTTGCCAAGCGTAAGTCATCATTCCCCGTAAACGAATGGATTATGGATAGCGGTGCGTTCACAACGATTGCCAAGCATGGCTGCTACCCCGAACCCGTGAGCGTCTATGCCGAGCAGATACGCAAGTGGAAAGGCAACGGCAAACTGGTTGCAGCCGTGTCCCAAGACTATATGTGTGAAGACCATATGCTTGCCAAAACAGGGCTTAATGTGCGCCAGCATCAATTCCTAACCATAGAGCGTTACGACCAGCTACTAGCGGAAGATACAGGGGTCTACATCATGCCAGTACTACAAGGCTATACGCCTCAGAGTTATGTTGACCATGTGCGGATGTATGGGGACAGACTGGCTCATGGGGCTTATGTAGGGGTTGGCAGCGTTTGCAAGAGAAACGCCAGCCCAAGCAGCATTGTCCAAGTTCTAAAGGCTATCAAGAAAGAACGCCCAGACTTAAGACTTCATGGCTTTGGCATTAAGACTACGGCTCTCAGGTGGGAAGAAGTGAGGGACAACCTCGAATCTGCTGACAGCATGGCTTGGAGTTTTGCAGCCCGTATGGAAAAAAAAACTCTAATGACTGGCGAGAAGCCGTTAAGTTCCAAAACAAAATTAACGCCCAATCTGTCCAACTTACACTAATTTAAATTTTCTGATATGATTCGCACCGTTGCCGTCGTACGCAATATCAATCAGTCCACTTATGAGACTTCCCTCCCTATTATTTTTAGGGGTACGACAGGGGAGTCCCCTAAGTGGATTTTTTTATGCCCGTACTACGTCAACCGTACCCCTCACGATAGCAAGCACCTACATGGGTGGCGAGGGAGAGAACATAGGGCAGCGCATCACCCCGTTGATAACCCTACCGAACTGTGTGCGAGGTATCGGGCAAGACGCAAGGACATGGTGAGACAAGACTTGCATCGAATGAATCGCATCCTTATGGGGAAGCTAGTGCATACGCATGGGCTTGGGGGAGATGCTTCTCACCCTTGGGGAACTATTGTCTAAATGAAAGGGATATATGACACAAGAAGAAGTGATTGAACTGGCTAGACAGGCTGGCTTTGAAGAACACCAAGCAAAGTTTGATACACGCATTGAAGCCTTTGCCAAACTGATAGCAGAGAGAGAGACAAACAAGTTAAGCAAGTGGTGGAGAAGACTTGTTGCCGACATTGTTGCTGACGTACACAAACAATATGAGAAGAAACCATTTAGAACAAGAACTATCAGAAAGGACAAACCGATTAATAAATACAATGGCTAATCCCCATAATCTCACTCTATAATGTAATCTCTTCCTAACCATTTAAAGGGGTATTTATGAAACCATTAATCTGTGCTGACTGTAAGTGGCACATTCCATCCAAGCAAAGCAGCACCGTAGCCAACTACGACCGTTGCAAAGCCTCTGAGACTATCAACCTAGTGACTGGTGACGCTACCTACAAGTATTGCGAAACCATGCGTATAGCTGGTAACTCTTGCGACCTTGACGGCAAGCTGTTCGAGTTAAACCAAGCAGAAGAGGAGACTCCAAATGGCAACTAAGCTACAAGACTCTCTTGTTCGCAAGATTCAAGAGAACAGAGAACTCAAAGACACCATCAAAGACTTACACGCTCAAGCAGAGAAAGACAAAGAGTTTCTCAGACAAGTGCAAGATGAATCCAGTAACCTCGAACTAGCTCTCAAGAAGTGCATCTTGTCTAAGGCTGAACTCAACGACAAGATTGAGCAGTTGCAAGACGATTTAGACAAGTATGTTGAGCTGTACGCAAGCACCAAGATAGTAGCCCAAGCACTCGGTGAAGCAGTTTATTACCTGACTAAGGAGAAAACTCATGGCTAATGATAGAAACGACTTTGCACCAGAGATACGCAATAGCGCTTGGTGGTCAGGCGATAGCCGTATGGCAGCCAATGGGCGTGGTAATGATGCAGTCCTTGAGAAGCTAGGGGTTAAGGAACGCCCCGACTTGTCAGAGGTTGAAGCAGTCCAAATGGGTCATGTGATGCAACCCCTTATTGGCAGACTCGCTCAAGACAAACTTGGCATTGAATTGAAGGAAGCAGACTATGCGCTCACTCACCCTAAAGAGACATGGTTACGCAGCCATTTCGACTTCATCTCGACTGACGGGCAAACGCTTGTGGAAGTCAAGAACTACAACGCTAGCGTACGCAACAAGTTCGATAGTGAAGCCAACATCATCCCTACGGCTGATATGGCGCAACTCATCCATGAGGCGGCTTGCCACAATATCAACGACATTGTGCTGGCTGTTTTATTCGGTGGACAAAACTTTGAAGTGTTTAAGTTCACCATCGAGGAAGCTCAGAAAGAGGAACTCATCCGCGATATGGCGAAGTTCTGGGCGCACGTTGCGTCTAAGCAGTTGCCAGAACCTGAGACTACCGAACAAGCGAAGCTAATCTACTCTGTCTCCGCACCGACAAGCATCACCGCGCCTCAGTCCCTAGAGCAGATGTGTCAAGCCTTGCAATACACCAAGGAACAGCTCTCTAAGTGGGAAGCAGAGGAAGAGAAGCTCAAGGTGGAAATACAGAAATTTATGGGGGTCAACAGCGAATTGGTAACCCTAGACGGCAGAGTCCTAGCCACTTGGAAGAGCGCCAAGGGCAGCATGAAGTTTGATGCCAAACTGTTTGAGCAGTCTATGCCAGATGTCTACAAGTCCTATGTTCGGGAAGTAGCTGGTAGCCGTAGATTCTTAGTGAAAGGGTAATCATGTTGCTATTTAAAACAAAACGATTAGAGCGCCTAGAGCAAGAAGTTGTCATGCTTGAAGACTTGTTTCGTAGCGCTCTTAGACGCATAGCCAATCTAGAAGAGGCTCGGTGGGGTCTGAAGGTTGACGGTACACCAAAGGCAAAGCCCGGAAGGAAGGTCAAAGATGAACGCATTTCCTAGTGGACACGACCCTAAAACTGGGGTAGCCGACAAAGGCATGAAGATGCGCGATTACTTTGCAGCCAAGGCTTTGCAAGGGATGCTTGCCGAACCATCACTCAAAGCAACTCCAGAAGAGTTTGCTCAAAGGGCTTACATGGTGGCAGATGCAATGTTGAAAGCGAGGGACTTGTGACCACGCAAGATGTCGCAATATATGTAATGGCTGCATCCTCAGTCATAGAAACATTCCTAACTATTTTGGAGAAATTCACATGAGTAACATCATCCCTGTATCAGACATGACGGTCATGGCTGACAGTATCGTCAAGTCAGGCTTCTATGGCTTTAAGACTAAAGAGCAAGTCATGGCTGTAATGCTTGTAGCCCAAGCAGAAAACAAGCACCCCGCCTCTGTCGTGCAAGAGTACGACATCATCCAAGGCAAGCCAGCTCTGAAGTCTCAAGCTATCCTCGCCCGTTTCCAACTCTCTGGTGGCTCAGTCCAATGGGATGTAGTCACGCCCAAGGCAGTCAAGGGAACATTCAAGCACCCACAAGGCGGTACTCTTACCGTTGAATGGACTATCGAAATGGCAAGGCAAGCCGGTATCTACCGCGAGGGTTCAGGATGGTCTAAGTATCCTGAAGATATGCTCAGAGCTAGGGTTATCTCTAGGGCTGTGCGTTCTATCTATCCGGCTTGTATCTTGGGACACTACGCAACAGAAGAGGTCATGGACTTTGATAGCCCTATGCCTAAACACATGGGCGTTGTAGAAGACGTTAAACAGCCCATAGAGGTCATAGAAACGCCCAAGAGTGACTACCCCATCATCAAGCCCGATGGCGAGGTATACGCCTTTTATGAGTCTCCAGAGGAATGGATTGAAGCCTACGCTGAATTGGCTGGCAAAGTCATGCAGTCAACCAGACTAAATGATGACGAGAGAACTCAGAAGATTGCTGCTTTTGCTGAAGCGAATCAGGGGATAACCGAGAAGTTCAACAGTTTTGACAAAATCAAGATTCGCGGTGAGCTTGCCAAGGTGGGAGTAAACCAACACCCAAAGTCACCAGCGTCCCAGTTCGTAGCCGACATGGAAGCCAACGAGAAAATATTTTGAAGCATCTTCAGAATATAGGCTCACTAACTCCAATGGACGCATTAAATAACTATGGCTCATTCAGGCTTGCAGCCCATATCGAATATCTTAGGAAGCAAGGACATCCAATCCTTACAACTATGGTTAAAGAGGGTGGGCGCGAGTATGCCCGATATATCTACCGTTGAAAGGAAAATCATGGAAAACCAAAAGAAAGCCCCGTTCGTACCCCTAGAGATGAAAGGGCGTATGACAAAGAACACCTACAAAAAACAGGGTTCTACTGAGCCAGACTGGAAAGGCACATTCATGTACAAGGGTGAAACTATTACCTTTGGTGCATGGGAGAACGATGCTGGCTATGGACCTTACTACAACATCAAATTGAACGACCCTAACTGGAACAAACAACAGCAGCAGTACCCTAAAGAGGTAACTGACAAACCGGCTAAGTCTTATCCTAAAGATAGTGACGTTCCATTTTGACAGCTAGTTTCTCTCTCCCGTTTCCCCCTAGCGTTAACACCTATTACCGTAACTTTCGCGGTCACATGGTGATGAGCGCCAAGGGAAGGGAGTTTAGAGAAGCTGTCCAAGTCTTTGTAATTGAAAACAACATTCCTAAGTTTGGGGATAAAAAATTGAAACTAACACTAATTCTGCGTCCTAGAGACAAGAGAAAAATAGACATCGACAACCGTATCAAAGCGGTACTTGATGCACTAGAACACGCTGGAGTGTTTGACAACGACTTCCAGGTGGACCACATTGAGATGATTCGAGGAGAACAAATCAAGGGCGGTCTGCTTCATGTAGTCATAGAAGAAATGTCCCCCCGGCATCCCGAAGTCGAGTCCCTAGAGGACAGTTAGGAACGCTACCGAGGGGCAGCGTTTCGGGTAGCCCCTCACCCATTCAACCTAACTAGGAAACCCATGCCAAAGAAGAAACAAGTAGAAACCGTTGACATCCCATTTGTGGGAACAATGGAACTCCCACCAGAAGAGAAAAAGAAGAACCATATCTTTATTGCCACGCCTATGTATGGCGGTCAATGCTATGGCTTCTATGTGCAGTCAGTCATGCAATTGCAGAAAATGGCTTCCGGTCAAAACATAGATGTCAGCTTCTCATTCATGTTCAATGAGTCTTTGATAACTAGAGCGCGTAACGCAATGGCGCACAACTTCCTCAAGATGGAAGCAGCCACCCACCTACTCTTCATTGACTCAGATATTAAGTTCCAACCAGAGCATATCTTCCCAATGCTAGAAGCCGACAAGGAAATCATTTGTGGCATCTATCCTAAGAAGGAAGTTAACTGGACTAGCGTCAAACAAGCTATGGACAACAAGGTAGATACAGACAAGCTCAAGTTCTACACAGGCGCGTTTGTGGTTAACCTTGTGGACTACTCAGGCTCGGTGACTGTGCCGATTAACCAGCCCGTAGAGATATGGAATGGCGGTACAGGGTTTATGCTTATCAAGCGTGAGGTGTTTGAGAAGCTGAAAGACAAAGTGCCGACCTATACAAACAATGTGGTTGACCTTGCTAACACTCTCAAAGATGACATGATTAGCGAGTATTTCACGACAAGCATAGAGCGACCTACCAACATCCTTTTGTCTGAGGATTACCACTTCTGTAAGCTGGCGCGTGAACACGGCATCAAAGTCTGGGCAGCGCCTTGGGTTCAACTCGCTCACATCGGCACATACGCCTTTGAGGGTCAACTAATTCCAGCACCATGAAATTCACTCAAGATTGGTTTAGCCACAACATCCCGAACTTTGAGTTCTGCATGAGCGCTTTGGAGACAAAGCAAGACTTCCTAGAGATAGGCTGCTTTGAGGGCAGAGCAAGCGTGTGGATGCTTCAAAATGGTCTTGACCCTGACGGCAAGCTCACTTGCATAGATACATTCCAAGGTAGCGAGGAACACGCTGCTATGGGATTAAACCTGAACGAACTGCTTGATACTTTCAAACAAAATGTTGAGGAAGGCAAAGTCGCTGACCAAGTGGTTGAGAGCATCCAAGCTACTTCCTACCAAGGTCTGGCAAAAGTTATCACCCGCGGGGATGAGTTTGACTTTATCTATGTAGATGGAAGTCATACCGCACCTGATGTAATGACTGACGCTTGCATGGCATTTGGGCTGCTTAAGAAGGGTGGAATCATGCTGTTTGATGACTACCTATGGAATCATGTGCCGGGCATCCTACACCGCCCTAAACTGGCTGTGGACTTGTTTGTAACCTTGTTTAGCGAGAAAGCAGAATTGCTAATGCTTGGTTACCAGTTAGCAGTTAGAAAGATTTAACGGCAACCCCACCGCTTCCTCGCTGCTTTGCCTCTCTCGCCTTTCCAGTTCTTAGAACGGGCGCAGAACGACTTGTGGCGAGGTCCTGATTTAGTTGGGGCTTTGAGCTTGCTGCCAGTCGCTCGGTTGACCTTTGCTCGACCTTTAGCAGTCAAGCCACCGCCCTTGCTAACAGATAGCTTTTCACCGCGACCAACAGATAGATTAGGGGACTTCTTTCTAGGCATAGACTCTAGTTCCTTGTTTGTCAATGATAAGGGATTGCTTGCGAGGAGAATCAAAAAACTTATTTGGAATAGAGATATGCGTCCAACGGTCAAACTCTCTGATTACTTGGTCATACCCTATGCCTGACGCAATGATTGCCTTCACGACCTCATCAGGGGTCATGCCCGGCACTCTCAGGTCAGCAGCGCATCCAATACGGTGCTGGCTTGTATCCTTGCTACCAACCGCATCATTTACCGCTTTACTGCGGAAAGCAGAGTTGACCATGACCGGCTTACCGCCAAGTACATCTTTGACTTTTTCAAGGAATTCAGCCAATCTTTTAAGGTTTGCAAGCTCGGCTTCATTTGGGATATTTTCATATTCTCTATGCTCCGTAATAGTTAGCTCTTCAAGTGAGAAGTGTGGGGACAAGTTCATTTCTTCACCTTGTCGGCTATCTTCTCAAAAGTACGACCACCGAAATAAAATGACATCACTACCATGCCCCAATTTCCTAGCAACTCTACATAGTTGCCCCGTGTCTCAAAATCAAACATGGAAGCAATAGCAAACCCCGTATAGGCAAACAGAAGGAATATTAGAACCATTGGGCGTATGTTCTTAGACAACCAAGAATCAGAACCCATGTCTGCATTGAGTCGCTCAGTCAGCTCATGGGCTTCAGCAACATCAGCATTGAGTTTGGCTAACTCACCGTTTTGCTGCATCTCAAGTAACTTGAGTTTGGCTTGCTCAGCTTGAGCAGGGTCAGGAAATACCTTGTCTAAGATTTTTCCACCAATGTCTAGAAGTGCGCCAATAGGTATCATTTATCTCTCCAACAAATTTCTAACTGCTTCTTGTAATACTTAGCCCTTTTGTCATGCTCACGCACAAACCATGCTGCGCCAAGAACCACAACAACAAAGAGCAGAACAACAAGTATGCCAAAAGCCCATTTCAGTAGCCCCATCGCCATTCTCGCTCCCAATTTATTAGCCACATCAAGCCAATAATTGATAAAACAATTGTAATTTTTCCAACAATTAACGCAACATAGATATGCAACTTTTGCCTAAACAAGTGCATCCTGTAGCGCCTCTTAGCCTCGGCTTGGTCATCCGCTATCTTTTGTAGCCGTGCTATCTCTTTTTGTTCTTTGACAATCTTGTCTCGCTCTTCTTGTATCTCAACCCACAAGTCTGGCATCCCTAGCTCATACCTGACCATGTGTTCTAGGTCTTTGTAATACTGGCGTATCTGTCTAATCTGCAAGACGTTATCTATGGCTTGCATAGTAGCGTTCTTGGCTTTTCCCTGCTTGGCAGCCTCTATTGCCTCTTTTTGAGACTTCTCGTAGTTATCTTCTAGTTGTTGTTGCCCAAGAAAAAAGGTTGAGAGAAACCCCCCAACCTCATGTGCAATCCCAGAGACTTCCTTGCCGGTAGCCTTGATGTCTTTATAAGCGGCAACAGCAGTCTTTATGCCCTCATAGGCAAGTTTGCATCCCGCAAAGATAAGAGTAGGTTCAATGGCTCACCTCTTAAACCGTGCCTTCACCGGGCGTTACATAAACAGCCCCCGTTCCAGTAGCCACAATTACAGAGACATACAAAGATGCTGTGCTAGTGGCTTGTTTTGGCGCAGTAAAGATTACTGTTTGGTTGTTATGAATGACAACTCCATAAGCAGGAGTTCCAGCCGTAGGAATTACTACGTCATCTGTAGATGCTGTTCCTAGACGAACAAACACCTCGGCTGCCGTGCCATTATGGATTCTGACTTGGTTGCAAGGGCTGTCAGAAAGAATAGAAACCGTATTAGCCGAAGTTGTTGCGTTAATACGGGTAGTCTTTCCCTGTGCCTGAAAAGGGATGTTATTAGCCATTAGTACACCTTCTTGCCGCCACCAGAAGTCGATGAAGTCTTGGTGTTTAAAGGTCCAGTAGTGGGAAACTTGTTGCCAGACATATCAATGACTGAACGAAAGCCACCAGTCGGCAATTCACCGGGCTGCCAGCGCTGTAGTCCCGCGCTACCGTCACGGGGTAACTGTGGACGAACCGATTTAGCAACTTGTTGGTTAAGGCTGCTATCCCGTTGTTGTGGTCTGTTCTTGCTCATTTGAAGTCCTTTCTTTGACTCTTACTAGAAGATAACTGAAAACTGTAAATATCGCTAGTGTGGTCACACGCTCCCATGTTGGATTCCACATTGTCCACCCACACATGATGCTGGTCGAAATTAGAACCAAAATCGTGATGAGCCTGTCTGTAATGACCCCTAACGCTAGGCGTACCAAAGCAATACCGTCCATGTTTATCCCCTTTGTGATTGACGAAAACCATAGTCTAACCCTATTCGTCTTCTTCATCAACATTAGCAAAGCCAGCACCCCACTCATCATCCGACATCTTGAGCTTGATAGCCTCAAGTTTTAGGGCGCGGTCAATCACCTTGGTCTTGTCTGTAATGCTTGCAGTTGGGTCAACCATCACCGCTTTGAGCATATCGGAAATGGCTTGCTCTAGGTCAGGGTTTATGCCTTTTTGTTTTTTAGCCATTAGTCTTCTTCCAGTAGTTCGCCACCAGCTCGACCCACAGGAGCGCCCATCAATGTTGCCGGCACAACAGCAAACAAGTTTTTTGTAAGCTTTTGCAACATTGTCATTTTTTGTTCTGGGCTAATAGTCAGGCTGCTTATGTAATCTAAATCGTCTTGCATCTGGTCTAGCTTGGCAGCAGGGACAAGGTTTGTTGTCTCTAAGCGCTGGCGTACGTTGTCTCTAAAGACATCGCCCATACTCTTGGGGCTAACGCGAGACATGACCTGGCGAACTGCCTGTTCCATGTTTGCCTTGCCAACCTCACTTCTAGCCAGGATAGGAGCAACTTCTGCCCAGCGACCAAGGTCACCAGATAACATAAGTTTTTCAATTTCTTCATTAGGAAATTGAGAACCAAGAATAGTTTTGACGCGCTGTTCTGCTTCTTTGGTTATTTTCTCGCCAGCAGCCCGTGCTGCATCTAGGGCGCGTTCACCCTCTCGAATGGTTGCCTTTTCCATTGGAACAAGTTGTGCAGCCGCTTTCTTGCTCTTGTCAGCAATCCGCTCGGCTCTCTCTAGACCGGCAACATAGGCGCTGACCTTGGCTTTGACTTCTGGCAATTCATTGAGCCAACTCTCGTTCTTGTCAACCCAATCTTTTGCTGCCTTGGCAGTCTGCTTGCTAGATGAACCAAGCTGTCTAGCAGCGTAATCAGAAGCTTCCTTGACCACAAATGCCTTGTCATTGCCCGTCAACTCAAGCAAATCCTTCACAGATTGCTTGCTAAAGAAGTAATCTCTTGGCAGGGAAGCAGGGTCGGTGCTAAACCTGGCAGGGTCAAAACGGTCAATAGCTGTGGCTTTTTGTCCTGCTTTGGACTTAAATTTGTCAATCAGGCGAGAAGCCATTTCATAGCTAGATTGCAACGTATCGTGCGACTCACCAGCAAATTTAGACTGAATCTCGCTAATCTTTTTGTAATACTGCTCGGCAATGTTCTTACCAATAGCGGTATAGCCTTCTACTTCTTTGCCAAATGCCACATCGCCCAAGCGTCTGCGTACATCGTCTAGCGCTTCAAATGAAGTTGGGAAAGTTTTAAATGCCGTAGGCTTTCCTGTTTCATCAAAAGCAGTAGCAACTCTGCGGGAAGAAACAGCATCGTAAATGTTTCTGTAAGCGTCAAGCACGCCCTTTTCAGTAACAGGAGCAGTCTTTTGTGTTTGTGCGGCTGCCCCAATAAGCAACTTGTCTTTCAAGTTTTGAACTAAATCTTTGTATTCTTGAGTGGCGGCAACAAGTTGACCAGCAGCCTCTTTCTGGTTAACTATGTCATCTCTAATCTTCTTTTGAGCCAGATAATCTGTGGAGCGCTTGCCGGCAATATCGCCATACAAGTTAACAATCTTGTCTCTCAAAGTCTCGCCAATGGTGGATTCATTTCTTGGTGAGCCAATGCTAGACCTGGCTTGTTTTGCTTCAGCCAAAGCCTTGTCAGAAATATCTTTTGTTCTCTCGGCAGCAGTTCCCATCTTCCCTGCTCTGCGCTCTGCCTCAGTCATAGCAGCAGCGCCTTGTCCTTGAACTTGTCTAGCCGCTTGAGCAGCCGTCTCAGTAATGTCTGTTGTGCCTGTTCTTAAAGCGTCATACAGAGCTTCTTGTGGAGCTTTACCCTTTGGCACTTGACGAAACTCATTGACTTTTCTTTCAATCAATTCAGCAACTTTAGGTGCAACCTTAACGCCCTGAGAAGCCAAATCCTGCATGATTGCGCTTGTCATGCCCTGCGTTCCAAAAACAACGCTTCCTGCTTTAACAACTAACTTTTCAATTGCTTTTTCAAGTTCAGGAGTAACGACACCCGTAGCAAAGCCAGCAGGAATAGAAACAATTTTAGGAGCGCCAAGGACTTCTGCCGTTTGTTCAGCAGTAGAGCCAGTTCCACCAGCTATGCCCCCTCCAACGGCTCGTCTTGTCATTGGAACTTTTCCTGCCATTTGACCGGCTGTTTCTAAAAAAGTTCCCGCAGCCCTTGTTGGCACGGTAGGAATCATTTTGAGTCCTTTACCCGCGTACTTCATAACTTTAGGGGCAATAACTCCGGCAGTCGCTCCATACCCTGTTGCGCCAGCAATCTCTGACCCTGAAATATCTTCTCTCTCAGGCTCACCAAAAAGGTACTCACCCATTTTTTCAGACATAGAACGCACTTGTTCCTTCATCTCTGGCGTTGATGGAGTAGCGCGTTGTTTAGGCGTAACAAGAGCAGCACCGCCACCTGTTTCAGTAGCGTACTCCCGCTTCTTTTGTACGGGTTGGTCAGGAGCGTATTCTCTATCTGCCATTACTTTTCCTCTCGGAACAGTCTATTGTTCTCATACCCATACTTATATTTATTTGGTTCATAAGCGCCAAAAGCAGCTATTGTTGGACCTTCAAAGATTGCTCTATCTGAGGCTGATGTGTCTTGAGAACCGCTTTGCCCACCGCCCTGAACTACGCTTTCTAAAGGCGTTGGCTTGGCAAGACCATATTTTTGTATGTATTGAGTAAATGTAAGGTTTCGGTCTTCTTTCGCAACTTTAGGAGACTTTCCTTTACTAGCAATAGTTGCTTGAGCAACGTCTTCCAAAGTAAATGGAATTGCATTTTCAACAATTGCAAGATTCTCACGAATAAGTTGTTTTTGGTCTTCGGTGTATTTAGAACTTGCCAAAGCGCCTCTAGAAGCATCTTCAACAATTCTTCGCATCTCAGCCAGGCGGTCAAGAGCAACGTGTAATTTAGCCCCTGCTGGAATAGAAATACCAGCCTGGATGCTGTCTGTTAGTCCCGCAAGTCCTGTGGCTGCTCCACCAGTTTCTAGAGAAGCCAAGTTTCTTGCAACACCCACCATACGACCAGCCATCATCTGAGAAGTTTCAGCAGACATCTTTTGGTTTAGCACAGACAAAGGTGCAACAAACAATCCTTTGAATTCCTTTTGACCAAACACAGGAGAAGTTGTTGTAACAGGCAATTCAGAAATAGCCTTAATTGCACCGCTTACCTGAGTCATCGCGTTTGTCATGCGCTCAATCTGACCGGCTGCAGCGCCAGCGCCTTGAGTTTTTGGAGGAGTTCCAAGCTTAATAGCACTAGCAAGTTCTTTGTTTGTTACCTCTTTTATGTCTGATGGGTCTTTAGTATTTACTGCTATAACCTTGTCACCAGATGCATAGAATTGATAATTCGGTTTAGCCTGTGATTCACGATGTCTACGCTCAACACCAGACTCTTTAATTGCCGAATCAGCGTCTTTTGCTAAGTTTTCCAACATTTTAAAAGTTGGCACAAAACCTTGAACTCTATTTTTTTCTCTTAGCAAATCACTTCCCATAGAAGTAATTACTTCATTTAACTTTGACTCTGCTTCTGCTCTGTTGTAAGGCAAGACTTTGTATGCTGCTTCAGCCTTCTTCATTGCATCGTCTAATTTAGATTTCCAAGAAAGCATATTCTTATCAAACTCTTGTACTTCTTTTTTCCACAAGTCAGCACGACCTTGTTGCCAGCCCTTCATCATGCCGCCCATAGCGTTCAATGATGCGGTTGCAGACATTTTTCCAGAACCGCCCATAGCCATGCCAATAACACCAATTAAGCCAAACAAAGTAGACAACGATTCAATATTGTCTTTTGTTGGCGCGAGTTCTGGCGCAGGATTTTTTTCTCTGAAACCTTCTACTGATTGATAAATTCCTTTGGCTCGTCCAGCTTCTTGAGACGTTATGTCAGCTTGACCCGCAGTCTTAAATTCAGCAATTTTCTGTTCGCCTTCAGCTACTTTTTGTTTTGCTTGTGACTCTTGTTGCAGTAAATCAATCTCTTTTTGTCTAATATTTTGTAAGCTTTCTCTGCTTCCAGGCTTGCCAAACGCTTTGACATCAATTTTTTGCGTGTCAACACCTGGCACACCAGCACCCATTTGCGTCTGCAAACGATAAGGGTCAGAAGCCGGCAGGGTGTATGGCTTACTTAATTCAGCTAGTTCTGGAACGATGTCAGGTGTAGTAGCCATTAAGAAGCCCTCGTCATTGGAACACCAGCGCCAATTGCAGCCAAGTTAGTATAGAAGTTTGTACTTGCCTGGTTTAATGCTTGGTCTGCTGCTAGTCCTGTTTTAATAGCGCCCAAAGCAATATTGTCACCAATATTAGAAACTTTCAATCCAAGGTCGTATTGTTGAGCTAATAACTGCTGACGATAGGCTTCAGCCTGTGCCGCCACTTGAGCAGCGCCTACACCACCGCGAGTTTCTGCGCCCTGTGCTAGACGGGCTTGTAAGGCTTGCAATGACTGTTGCCCTGTTGGAGTTAACTCACCAGCTTGTGCTGCGCGTTGTAACTCTTGACCTTTTGCTTGGTAAGGTGCGCCAACTGCCTTTTGTTCTTGGGCTGCCGCTTGTGCTTGCTGTGCGCCTCTCTTAGCTTGAGTAGCACCATACAAACCTAGTCCACCAGCAAGTCCTAGCCGAGCCATTTGCTCCGTAGTCAAATCTCCAAAAAGTGATTTTTTCTGGGGGGCGGGAGAGATTTCTTGGGCTGTTGATGGAGCTACGGTGTCCGTCACACCATATCCCATTCTAGGAATAGCGGGTATAGAAGGACCAAATTCTGTTGATATTGGGGCTGTTAATCCTACTCCACCAGTAGGCTGAACGCCATAACTGTACCCAAATTGAGTTGCAGAAGGGGGTGCATAAAGGGGTGAAGTAGGCGCTACGGGGGCTTCTTCTGGCGCTGCTTCAGGTGCTAAAGGAGCTACAACGTCACCTTGGTAAACAGGAGAAGGTTGAGCCGCTTCTTGAGCTTGTGCAAACTCTGCTTGTGATGAAGGCATGGCTTCAAAGTCATCATAGAACTCTAGCAAGCCAGTTTCAGGGTTAGTTGTGCCAGAACCACCAGCAGCCTTGAGAATTTCGGCTTCTCTAGGGGTGATGTGAGCAAGCAATGTATCGTTTCCACGACCTTTGCTTGTCAACATAGCAGCAATAGACGCTAAGTCGCTAGTACCATTGAGGTCTGCTTTAAGCAGTTTGGCAATCTTTTTCATTTAACTCTCCTGACCCATGTATCTTAGAGAACTGACGTTCCACCCTGACTCTTTGTCACCCGTTTCTTTCTCACTAGACCCAAGAATAGGCGCTCCGGGGTCACCAATTCTTAGTGCTTGAGACAATGCTTGAGAACCGGGTGCTTGTCCAGCCCCAGTAGTTGTTACGCTTGTTGGTTCAGGGGCAGCCGTGCCACCGCCACCAACAGTCTGTGCGCTTCTAGTGGGTGAAGGAGCAAAGTAATCTGTCAATGTCTTGCCAATAACTGCCTTCTCTCCAGCAGCCAATGGGTCACCCTTGGTATCTCCATAAGCGACATCTAGCCCACCAGTAACCAATCCACCGACAAGAGCTTGCTTGGGAGTACCACCAGTAGCAAGTGTTGCAGCCGCAGAACCAGCGCCTCTGCTAATAGGCTTTGCGTATTCAGAAGCATCTGTGGCTTGAATACCCGTTGCAGGGGCTTCTGTTACGCCAGTTACGGGGTCAATCTCTGCGGGTGTACCACCTACGGCTTCTCCAACAGCTCCACCAACAAGACCACCAACAAGTCCTGATTCAGCGCCTTTGCCAGCATCGCCACCTTGAATTTCAGCAGAAATTGCTCCGCTTATGCTTCCTGTGATTGCTTTGCTAAGAATAGCGCTACCAACCGATTCAAGCACGGCAGCACCAATAGCTTCTTCAACTATGTACGAAATGATAAAAGGTACTGCTGGCATTACAAGTCCAATTCAAATGTATAGACGGGCTTCATCTCTTTGCCCATCATCTTTTGACTTTGACCCACCTTTACAGGCAAGCCACTCTTCTTAGCAAGGTCTACAAACTCAGGTCTGTCAGAGTAAGTTGTAGCTTTCTTGATGCCTTGGTTCTTTAAAAGTTTAGCCAAACCCAAGTAGTTCTTTAGCAACTTCTGAGGTTGTTCAGCAGAGAAAGTGTGAAACTGCACAACCCCGTCACCAATCAAAGTGACCATAAAAGCAGAGTTGCCAATCTGAATTAACTTGTTATTAGGGTCTTGGAGAGCAGTAGCCAGCTTACGCAAAAAAGTATCCATCGTTACACCGGGCGGTAACTGGTTAGCCATAGAGGTTTGAACGACTTGAAGGGCGTTCATTGTCTTGCCCTCGTCTTCTCCGCGAGACTTCTTTATGGTGTCCAACACCCCAACATCAGGCATCTTTGACGCTAGTGGGGGCGCTGCTTGTGCTGTTGTAGCCATATTAGAGTCCTAATGAAGAAGTAATTTGTTGATGGATATACAAGTGACTAGCCAGCCAATCGTAAAAATCTGATTCATTGTTGAAGTCCACATCCAACATATTGAATGGATTATTCAAACCCAACAAACCAGAAAAGGCTTGATGCTCAACTTGGTGAGCAAGAAGCCAGTCATCTAGGTTATCAGTCTCAGCGTCAATCAGAGGAAAGATAGGCACACTCACCCCGTTGTCCATAAACACTTCTTGGAACAACTTGTGCTGTAAGCCGTTCTCAAACAAAAACTCTTGCAAGGAGTCGTTATTTCCATATTCAACGGCTGATAAGGTGTCCATATTGATAGAGTTACCCTGCCTTTACTTATCTGCTTTACCGTCTAAACGGTCAAAGATGCGCTCTAACACTTGGTCAATTTTATCTAGACGAGTATTTATGTCTTGCTTGGTTGCATAGTTCTTAGCCAAGTCAACTTCAATAGCTTGCAGACTATCCTTGAGTCTCTTTACAGAGTCCCATATCTCGCGACACCACCAACCCACACCGAGTAGTAGCGCACCGCCAACAAGATTGAATATGTCTTGAAATTGCATGATTAGACAGCGTAGTAAGGCACTTTGACAACCGTGCCGTTAAGTTTGACTTGGATATATCCTGCTGGCACTAAAGGCAAACTGGATGTTGCAAATGTAGCGTTTGCAGTTGTTGTTGAAATAAGGTTTGCTGCTTGCACGTTTATCGTGCCACCAGTAATAGATACATTGGCAGAAGCGAGATTAGTAAATGTTCCGGCAGCAGGAGTCGACCCGCCAATTACCATGTTGTTAATTGTTCCGGCAACATTCGGGTTTATCTCAACGCTACCAGAGCCTGTTGGATTGATATGTACATGACCCGTTCCTGTGGGGCTAATGTCTATCTGAGCATTAGTGCCGTTTAGGTTGGTCGATACATTTAGAGAGATATTGTCTCCACCGCCACCGCCCATGCTCATTTGGGTTGAACCAGCAGAATTCTTTAATGCTAAACCGCCAGAGTTAGTCGCTTGAACAGTAGCCGTTGTTAAAGCTGTAAGCGTTGCGTTTCCACCAGTAATAGCAACAGCATTGGCGTTTTGAGTAGCCATTGTGCCAAGACCAGTAACAGAAGAGTTAGCAATAGATATTGCTACGTTTACAGCGTTTGTAATCTGACCCTGTGCATTGATGGTGACTTGGGAAACAGTAGACGCATTGCCATACGTTCCAGCAGTAACAGTTGTGTTGGCAATAGAGATAGTTCCATTAGACGTAATAGGACCACCAGTAAGCCCTGTACCAGTTGCTATATTGGTTACCGTTCCACCACTACCACCACCACCAGTTGCTACTGTTTTTAACATGATTACATCCCATCGCCCGGAGTGATATACACAGAAGCAGTACCGCTAGAGGTTATGCCTGTGAAATAAGCATTTGGCACAAAAGTGAGAATCTCATCTGTACCCGCTAGTAACGGGTAAGCCAATCCTGTTGTAGTGACAACCACCGCATTGTTTCCTGCATCACTTGCGTTTGTGCCGTATCCAAGGAATACAGTCACAGAGCCAGAGTTAATGATGCGGTATTGATTGCCACCAAGCGTAGTAGACAAGCATTGAACAGCCGTTGGAGCAGCCACGTTAGCAGTAAAAGCTATCGTGTTGCCTGTTTTGGTAAAAGCATTAAGTCCCATTACGCACCGTGATTTTGTGATGCTTGATAAGCCGCAATAACTTCTTGTGTCCATGCTGTATTGCAAATAGCAACAACATTTGATGGAACACCATTTAAGTCTTGACCGGGCGTAAGGCTTGAACGATGAAAAGTTTTGCTAATTTCAACATCATCTTTTAGGATGCGTGTTGCTTCCCGATATAGGACTATGCCGTTTTCGGTGACTGTGATTTGGTCGATGACCTTGGTTTCTGTGAATGTTGACATTGTTTTTCCTTTAGTCAGTTGAAATGGTAATTACAAAACTAATCCAGTTGGAAGATGCATTTGCTATTGAAACTATTTGTGTACCAGTACCCATTGCGTAATATTCAACAGTACTTCCTGAGCAATATGGACTAGTGTTTGTAATTACAGGAAGATTTGTATATGGAACACCACCACCGCCATAAGCACCATTACCAATATTGCCTTGTGAAAATGGCAGTCCTCCAACTGAAACTTGTCCAGCATTTGCAGTACCATTAAAATTTGCTCTACCTGATATAACAACTGACCTACCAACTTTTGTATACCAACCGCCTTGACTGTTGTAAGTTACCCCTGTATACCCACCTACTATTGTTGGAGTCCAAGTCCCTTCCTCATAATCATCCAATGTGTTTGCTTCAGATGATGCTGATTGGGTTGCGGGGAATGTAATGCCAGAACCACTTGTAGATGGCGTAGCTGCACCAACACCAATAGTTGTTGGGAATTTTGTTCTTTGTCCCGTGTCTACTGTTATAGCAGTTGCGTTATTAGTAGAAACAACGACATTTCCACCAGAAGAGGTAATAGACACATTGGAAGTGCCGTTAGAAATAGATGTTGATGCAAGATTGCTTGTGCCACTAGCAAGAGTTACGTTGGTTAGCGTAAGGTTTCCAAGCGTAGTAGTTATATTGCCAAGATAGACAGCCGTATTGCCGAGCGTGATAGCTGTAGCAAAGTTTTGGTCTAGTTGAGACAACGGTATTGACGTTGTTACGTTTGCAAAAATATTAGGAACTGCCATGTTAGAACCTCACTCTTAATTCATGTTCGTACTCGAACCCATTGATTACAAAATTTGCGCCCGTTGATGTAACGGTCATGCCCAAATACTTACCCCATTGCTTCGCATCAGTCTTGTATAGGGTATACCCACCACCGCCATACCAAGTGATTGTCGTTGAACTGTTGTTTGTCCACGAAATTGGATTGCTTAGATTATTAAGCCAAGTGACCAATTCTCCAAGTAAGACAGGAACGCTAGAGCCTCTTTCTGAATCCACCGTAACAGTTAATTGGGCAGCGTTGGTCAAAGTAGCCTCAATGCCAACCTTCAGAGCTTGCTTAGTCCTGATTGGGTCTTTCATTGGATTTAGAGAAGTCTGCACATAGCTGCTTATAGGAGAAGTTGTATCCGAATACAAACGAACACAAGATGTCCCATCTGTCCCATAGAGATTAATCCTGCCACCCAAAGGAGCAGAAGTGATGTAAGCCAAAGTAGCGCTGGCGCTAGTAAAAAACCACTTTTTCTCAAAAAATATGGCTTGGATATACCGACTAGAGCTAGACGTTCCTAACCCACCCGTATATTTGAAGTTAAAGGCAGCGCACAGAATGTTGTTTAACAACACCTGACCCGCATACACAGGCGCAGTAAAGTCAATGTAAGGGAAAACCCCATCTAGGCTATCTGAAATTTTGCTTGTCGTAGAACCCACTAAGGCATATACGCCATAGTCATTCATAAACAGAACAGACCTAAAGTAAGGATAAATAGCGTATTGCAACTTAGAGCCAAC